TATCGCCAAACGGAGGCGATGTACTTATTCCTGTAATCTTGGATAACAACGCAACTCAAATAGCATTGACAAGTTCGATTAGTGATGTATCATTTAGTCAAAGCATCGTATATGAGGAGCAAATGGTTACGGTAACCATCGGAGCAAGTAATGTAGAGTTTACAATGACAACTGAAAGCGGAGATATTTTACTATCTGAAAATGTAGAGCAATTTACTACGGAGGGTGCAGAGAATAGATTGATTGACGTTAGATTGACTTCTACTTATTTGGATGGAAGTGTAAGCTCAAGAACAATATACATAATTCAACAATGATACAACGAATAATAGCGATGCTACAAATAGACGAACACTACGGAGTGAGTGAATCTATTGACATAGCAAAAGGCAAATATAAGTTACATACGTCTGTGAAGAAAGCATTTAAACAAGGTAAAAGAGAACTTATAAATAAACGAAATGGCAGAAAATAAAGTAATTAATTTAGAGGTCAACGAGAGTGGAATGGAGGAGTTGACAGGGAAAACCAAATCCCTAAAAGCTCAACTCAAAGAACTCAAAGTACAAATGGCTGCCGCAGGAGATGGTACTGCGGAATTTAGAAAATTAGCTGCCGAAGCAGGAGCATTAAAAGATAGACTTGATGACGTAAATCGACAAGTTAAAAACCTTTCATCAGACACTCAAAGATTAGATTTAGGACTTGAAGCAGTAACTGCCATTACAAGTGGATATGAGGCTGCACAAGGTGCTATGTATTTATTTGGAAATGAATCCGAAGAAATGCAAAAGACAATGCAGAAAGTAATGGGTGCAATGGCTCTTGCTAATGGTGTTCAACAAATTGCTAATGTTTTAAATAAGGATGCAGTATTAGGTACTAAATTACGAATCTTATGGAATGATAAGTTAGTTGGAACATTTAAAGAATTAACGGATGCTCAAAAGGCATTTGCGGTTACAGGAGTAGGATTGTTGCTAACGGCAATTGCTGCGTTAGTTGCTAATTTTGATGCCTTAACAAGTTCTATTTTCGGAGTAAGCGAAAGCCAACAAGCCTTAAATGAAACGGTAGAAGATTATCAAAAAGGTGCTGCTGAAGCAGCTGAAATCACCTCTAAAGTTGGAGCAACATTTAAAATGGCTCGTGAGGGAGTTGTTAGTAAGGAGGAAGCATTAAATTATTACAATGAAACTTTAGGCGATACATTTGGAAAGGCAGTATCTCTTGATGAAGCCGAAGAACTTTGGGCTAAAAAAACAAAGGCTTATATAAGAGCCACAGGATTAAGGGCACAAGCACAAGCGTTATTTGCAAAGGCAGCAGAAGCGGCAGCCAAAGGAACTACGGCAGGATTAGAAGACCAAACAACTTTGTTAGATAAATTAGGTACTGCGGCACTTCAAAACACTTTAGGTTATAGTGCTGCATTATCAAATCAAACATCAAAACAAAAACAACGAGTTAAAGAGGCGGAAGTAAATTATAAAAAACAAGAAGAACTCTTAAATAAACAGGCTGCTGATATGTTAGCCGAAGCAATAGAAGAAGAAAAGGCTAATGGAATAGTTGCCAAATCAAATCAACACAAAAATAAAGCGGTAGTTCATAGCAATAAAAATGCAAGGAAAGACGATTTAAAAAATCAAAAAGATTTTAATGCAGAGGCTGATAAATTAGAACAGGAAAGACAAAATGCACTACAAGATAGATTGGCTGAAATACAAGAGCAAAATTATGAAAACACTCTATCTGCTTATGATTTAGAAATAAGAGCTTTAAACGAGAAATATTTTGAGATTGAAACTTTAGCAGAGGGCAATGCCGAAGCACTTAAAGAAATAGAGATTGCTAAAATGAATGAGATAAATGATATTGAATTAAAATATCAGGAAATCTCATACAATCAACAAAAAGAAGCAAATGCTAAACAAAAAGAATTAGATGACAAGGCAGCAGCAGATAGAATAGAGGCTGAAAAAACAGTTGCCGAAACATTACAAGCAATTAGGGAAGCTGACTTGAATAACATTAGTGCAGGAATTGGATTAATTAAAGACCTATTTGAAAAGAATAAAAAAGTACAAGCCGCAGCATTAATTGCAGAAAATGCCGTTGGTATTGCAAAAACAATCATAAGTACAAAGGCAGCAAATCAAGCAGCAAGGGCTCAAGGTACTGCATTGGCTATTGCATCAGGAGGGGCATCAACTCTTGCAGCCGAGGCATTAGTATTAAGAAATAACATTGGAGCAGGAGTTTCTATCGCTGCTCAAATTGCTGCAACTGCAAAAGGAGTTGCCGCATTAGGCGGTGGCGGTGGAGCATCTACTTCAGGTGGTGGAGGCTTATCTAATGGAGGTGGAGGAGGTGGAGTTTCTCCTAATTTCAACGTTGTAGGTAATTCAGGAATGAATCAACTGGCACAAATACAACAAACGCCATTACAAGCCTATGTAGTTTCAGGAGAGGTAACGTCAGCTCAAGCATTAGACCGAAACCGAATTAAAAATGCGACATTATAAACAATTTAACGTCTAAAAGATATGCAAGTTATTGAACTAATTATAGATGAGAAAGACTTACAAAGCGGAATAGATGCCGTTTCAGTAGTCGAAAGCCCTGCCATTGAAGAAAACTTTATTGCATTAGCAAAACACGAAGTAGAACTCAAAGAGGTAGATAAAGAGAAGCGTATTCTAATGGGTGCTGCTTTGATCCCAAACAAAAAAATCTATCGTGTAAACGCAAAGAAAGAAGAGTATTACATTTACTTTTCGGAGGACACAGTACGTCAGGCGATGGAATTATTCTTTAAAAACGGAAACCAATCAAACGCTACATACGAACACAAAGATGCAATCAAAGGGATGACCGTTGTTGAGTCTTGGTTAATAGAAGATGAGGTACACGACAAGTCAAAAAAATACGGATTTAGTTTACCGAAAGGAACTTGGATGATTTCGATGAAAGTTGATAACGATGAGGTGTGGAATGATGTCAAAGATGGCAAGGTTAAAGGCTTCTCGATTGAGGGTTATTTCGCTGACAAGTTAGAGATGAGTTTAGAGCAAAAGAAAAAACAAGAGGTCATTGAGCAACTTAAAGATTTGCTTAAATGAAAAAACAAACCGCAATTAGTTTTATTAAAAAAACACGAAAGAAAAGACCTAAACAACACTCAAAAAGTTCAAAGTTAAAAACAAGCAAAAGATACGTTAAACTAAATCGAGGTCAAGGATAAAAGATAACAAATAATGATTAATACTTCATACAAGGTCAACTGCGACACGTTAGAAACTGAATCAAATAAGACGATTGAAAACGGCACTTTGCACGTTTACGATAATCGATTAAAGGTTCACTTAAACAACGAAATCAAAGAAGTTGGATTAGCAGAGGTCAATGCTTGGGGTAGGTATGATGACACGCAATATACATCTGCAAGTTCTTTTGCATTTACTACTGCCGAGTTTACACTTCCAAACAACGCAGGGAATGTTGTTAGCAATACCGAGTTTCCATTTTACAACGGAACGAAACTATTGAGCGAAAACACGAACGATGTTTACATAATTACAATAGCTTTTAAAGCCAAAATTAATAACGCTAACGGACACTTTGAGTTATATCTACAAGGTGGTAACGGAACTCCTTACGATAGAGTAAAGGACATAGTCATCTTTCCAAAAGGAAACAATGTAGAACACTCCTACGCAAAGACGTTCCAATTCTACGCTGATGAGGATGTAATTACAAACGGATTATCAATTAAAGCAACGGCATCAGACAATGGAGAAATTTACGATGTTATATATTTCATTCAAAGAACTAATAAAGGATAAAATGTCAAAGTTTAAAACACCAAGCAAGGCAAGTCCAAGAGCAGGGAGCAAAAGAGGATGCCTATGTGCAAACGGAACTTACTCAACGAAGTGTTGCGATGGCTCATTACAAGCTCAAGGAATAGGCAAAACGTCAAGCGTAAACGAATCTGCTCCAACGATTACCGAAGTGAGTGGCGTACGAACCATTGTGCGTCAAAACGGATAAAAATACAACAAGTATAAACACTTAACGTCTAAATAAATATGAATACTACAAAATAAGTTTACAATCGCTTGTTTCAAGAGGACAAGGTAGAACTCGCTTCAGAACGTGTTGAGTTAGCTAATGTCAAAGAAATACCTAATAAATTAAAAAAGATTTTAGATACCCAAAAAAAGTTAGATAAAGTAATACCACAAATTGAAACTTTAACTAAAAATAAAATCGAACAACAAAAATTATTGGAATTTTATATTAAAGAATCAAATGACTTTGTTTCGGAAATAGATAAGCAAATTAAACAATTAGGGTTAGATGAATCTACAGTTCCAAATTTAAAATCGTTAAAAATAGAAATAGATAACTCAAAAGGTTATATAAATAAGTAAAACAAATGAACGAAAAATCAATCTTAAACAAAGTCCGCACACTTCTTGGATTAGAAGTGAAGTTGGAAGTAATGAAACTTACTGATGGAGTTTCTATGCTTGAAGCAGAATCTTTTGAAGCAGGTCAACCTGTATTCATCCTAACTGAAGACGAACAACGTATTGCACTTCCTATTGGAGAGTATGAGTTAGAAGATGGTCGTGTTTTGGTAGTTATCGAAGAGGGTATGATTGCTGAAATCAAAGAGGTAAAAGAAGAGGAAGAAATGCCTGAAGCTACTGCTCAAGAACCTGCCGAAGTAGAAGAAGAAGTTGAGGCATCTAACGAAGCACCACAAGCGAAAAAAATCGTTGAGTCTATCGTTAAAGAATCTTTCTTCAGCGAAATGGAAGCCCTTAAAAAAGAAAACGAGGAATTGAAAGCACAACTTTCAGCACAAAATAACGAGGTAGCAGTAGAAGAAAAAGAAGAAGAAGTTGCACCAGTAGAATTGGCTGAAGAACCTAAACCAATTTCTTTCAATCCTGAAAACACACAAGCTACCGAAGTATTCAAATTTGCATCTAAACGAAATGCATCTACTATGGATAGCGTATTAAATAGAATTTCAAACATTAAATAATAATTAAAAATGGCTACAACCACATCAATTACTACTACTTACGCAGGTGAATTTGCAGGTAAGTACATCGCAGCAGCTTTATTGTCTGCACCAACTCTTGACAAAGGCGGTATCACTATTGCTCCAAACGTTAAGTACAAGCAAGTAATCAAAAGAGTATCTACTGACGGAATTATCAAAAACGCTACTTGTGATTTTGATCCTACAAGTACAATCACTTTGACAGAGCGTATTTTACAACCTGAATCTTTCCAAGTTAACTTACAACTTTGTAAGGCTGACTTCCGTTCAGATTGGGATGCAATCCAAATGGGTTACTCTGCATTTGACACACTTCCTAAATCTTTCGCTGACTTCCTTATCGCACACGCTGCCGAGAAAGTTGCCGCAGGAATGGAAACTTCAATTTGGCAAGGTGTTAATGCAACTGCAGGAGAGTTCGCAGGAATTATGACTCAATTAACTACTGATGCTTCACTTCCTGCTGCTCAAGAAATCGCAGGAACTACTGTAACTGCTGCTAACGTTGTTGCAGAATTAGGTTCTATAATCGATGCTTGTCCTGCTGCCGTTTACGGAAAAGAAGATTTGACTCTTTATGTATCAAACAACATTTACCGAGCATACGTTCGTGCATTGGGTGGCTTTGCTGCTGCTGGTGTAGGTGCTAACGGTTACGATAACAAAGGTACAAACCAATCTTTGGGCGACCTTTACTTCGATGGTGTTCGTGTATTTATGGCTAACGGATTAGCTTCTAACACGGCTCTACTTGCTCAAAAATCTAACTTATAT